CTTTTGTAAACTTATCTCCTACCACGTCATCAATAATAATCACATTCTCCGTCTCATAGAAAGCATTCGTCTCTACTTGTGCTCGCAGATAATTCTCTACACTATCTGTCGTATCAATAAGTTTAGTACCATCTGCTGAATACTGAAAGATATCAACATGTCCTGTGTCAGTCATGACATAGTGTAGGACTGGTTTGACTTGCTTTAGTTTGATTTTAAATTTATTCTTCACTGCCTCACGTATCACTGGCTCAGCAGCATTCTTTACCATGTTTAAACCGATGCTTGACACCATGGTAGCAGCAGTCGTTACCACCGCTACAGCACCAGCCGTTGCCACTAAAGAAGGGTCTGGGAGGTCTATGGTCAGACCTGCAACGTTAATTTGTGGATTGTCTGGCACCTCAACGACAGGCGTTGTGGGCGCAGGAATAGGGGGGATTTGAGCAACTATTGCAGGTTGAGGTAGAACAGGTTTAGTATCAGGAAGACCTCTAGGTTTATCTTTTTCTTCCTCCTGCTGTTTCTCCTTTTCTGCTTTTACAGCAGCATCAAATTCTTGTTGAGTTGGAACATCAACTGTTGGATACTTGATTCTTGTATCTGGTAACCTAACGATAGGCAAATCTAAACTACGAACGACAGGAATTTGTACATTTTTTGTGACAGGAGGATTGATGGTTGGTATGACACTGGGACCATCAACGCCAATATTTGCTATCTGATTGGCATTTATTCCTATATTGCCAATTTGGTTGGCATTATTTACTGGTTCGATTGGCATTGACCACATCCTCAACTTTTGGATATCTCACCACAACATCAGAACATATCTTGGAGTATGGTGATTGTGGATGAAAACTTACTCCAGCTTTGAGTGCTTCACCACACTTTAATAATCTAACTAATTCAAAATCCAATCGTGCTTTATCTGCTTCTGCTTGTTGTCTAGCAATCTCTACTCGTGCTCTTGCTTTACACAATTCAGTCAGACCACCATCTAGAGGAAAGTTCAATCCCATACTGAAACCAGCATTAGCACTTTGAGTTTGGTAAGTAGTTGGATCTTGGTTACCATTCAGATTTCCCATCACAAAAGGAGACAAGCTCATCGTCGGTCCCTGGCAACTAACTCCAGCACCATACGTATTGACGGCATATGGACCCTGGAGGACTTGGACCGCCTGGTTAGTAACGTTTCCTGTAGCAGAAGCAGAAGGACCAGCGATGTTAGTATTACTAGGAGCTGTTTGAGCAACTGCTGGCGATACATAAAGACCTACTGCGTAAATACAGAGATAGAGTTTGTGGTAGATTCTGTTTCTGTGGTGCGATTTATCCATGTTTCTTTAGCAATTCCAGGACCGAGGTATGTTTCACTAAACTGGAATGGCGCACCAGGGGTAGTTAACGTATAAGAATTTCCAGGAGCAGGTGTTCCTGTAAATGTAATATTTGTTCCAGTGACAGTATAAGACGTGCCAGTTGTATATTCAACTTGACGAATAGTTTCTATGATCTTTGTAGTTGATGTAGTCTCTGCTGTTACTGTGCCCCTAGTAAAGTTAGGAACGACCGTATTCGCAAGTGCAGTTGAGTGGAGGGTGACAAGTGCAACCCCCGCACACAGGGCATAGCTCACCCTGTTTTTGAAACTTGAGGTAAATCCAACGAAAGACATAACGAAGCCCTCTCATTTCTTTACAGATTCACGACTGGGTTCCTCTGCTTGTGTATGCAATGGACATGCCATTACAGGCATACACCAGAGACAGATGACTGCTAGGATGAGTAAGTTTCTCATTTGAATACACTGAGTTCGATTGTTCTTTGACCAGTAGCACTGGTGCCAGGACCACCAGCAGTAACAGTAGGAACTGATGTGCCAGAGAGAGTACCAGCAAGAGTTCCAGCACTACCACCTAACTGAGTAGTAGAGTTGCCGTAAAGATTAGGAGAAGCAATTGTTCCAGAGGCAGCAGATGCAGAAGTTACGATAGCGTCAGCAGCATTAAAAGCTTCTGAAAATGTAAATGCTTGACCAGCATTAGTAAGACTTGGTGTTGCATCTCCATATGCACCAGTAGCACTAAGACCAAATGAACCAGCAAACTGAATATTTGTTCCTGACAAACTATATGTTGCTCCAATTCTATTTGATTGAACAGCAGTACCCAGGACCTGTAGTTGTACAGAATCGGTAATTCTAGATGTAATTTCAGCAGCACTAGCAGGAATGGCGAAGAATAACGAAGAGATTAAAAGTAATCTTTTCATTGTTCTTTTGGTATATAGGATGACCATTGCTATTTAGTAAACTTGACAACTAGCTAAATATCTGATATTATGTCAAGACCTGCTACCGAAAGGGGCAGGTTTCACATTATGAGAAAGTGATGTGACAATTAGAGCCGAGGAAGGTGCCCCCCGAGAGGGGTGGTATACCCCCCTTCTATTCGGATGTAGAGTTCAATTTAACTAAATGCTTCTTAAAACAATTTCAATCCTTGCCGTTGCAGTTACAGGATTAGCACCCCTGCAGGCAAAGGCAGCGAGCGGATGTTCCCTCGCATCACATTATGGAGTAGGTGACGGATATCATGGGCAGACGACTGCAAACGGCGAAAGATACAATGCTTATGGAAAATCAACAGCACATAGATGGCTTCCTTTCGGAACTAGATTACGAGTAACAAATCAGCGAACTGGTAAGTCAGTGATTGTGCGTGTAAATGATCGCGGTCCTTTCGTAGGTGGAAGAGACCTTGACTTATCTTATGGTGCATTCTCTACTATTGCTTCACCCAGTCAAGGCGTCGCCAGCGTCTGCTATTCTAGGGTTTGAATAACTGAATAAATATTGGGGAGTGCTGCAGACCTCCCCTTTATGTTTAACTTCGGCAAGAAGAAACCTGATATAAAACAATATGCTATAATAGGAATTATATTATCATCTATTATTGCAGCACTCTCACAATGCACAGGAGTATCTGAAAATGGACTATGGGATTTACTGGACGAAATTCAAAGAAAATATTTCCCACAAACTATTCTTAATGAGTTTATACTTAAAGATCCTGAGAAACTAAACAGAAGAATTACAAGAGACGTAGACAGAGCAGTAGATGACTACGTTAAAAAATCTGGATTAAAACAATCTGGAGTAGACAAACCTCGCTATATAGAAGAGGAAAACAACGAAACATTATGTTATAGTGACCAATGCAAAGCACTTGCCCCACCTATGAGACTTTGTGCTCCCTGGGTTGACACCTGCCCGAAACCCTGATATAATATCCACATATACATGACTCAGTAGCTCAGTGGACAGAGCAACTGCCTTCTAAGCAGTCGGTCGTTGGTTCGACCCCAACCTGAGTCGCCTTGGGGAAGTGATCCTGCGGTTCCGTCCAAGAGCTCTCCTTCCCCTTATCCTCTGGTAGTCTATTGGTAAGGACAGGCGGACAACGCACTTGGAAACTAGGTTCGATTCCTAGACAGAGGTACATTCCCCTTATGGGCGATTAGCGCAGCGGTAGCGCAGTTGCTTTACACGCAATTGGTCGGCGGTTCGAATCCGTCATCGCCCATGATTAAATACTATAAAATGAAAAAGAAAAAATTTAACGAACTAATTCAAAAACCACTGCGGTTTCATCATCAAGATATTCACGAAGAACTTGAAGATATAAAAAGGATGATTACAGATGTTAATAATCAGATGCAAGAATTGCGGGAAGCAATTAGAAGAGCACCCATCCCAACTCAGATGTTGTCAGTGCCCGAACCTTACGTCCATCCGTGGTGGAAACATCAGTGGACTGGACCTATCCCTAGTAGAAATAATCTCGGGGGGGCGGTCCAAGCATCCTCAAACTGTTCTAACTAAACAAGATTTGGAATTTCAGGAACAGCGTCGTCAGCGAAAGGTAAAAAAACTTGACTTTGAAATAAAATAGTTTATAATTAGTGTATACCTTTTGCAAACGATTATGACTCCAGAAGAAATTCAATCAATGATTGATGTTTCCATTGCAGAGGCAATTCGTAAACATAATCGTAATGCGTCCATCATCAGTGCTTGTATTGGTTGGTTAGTTCTCGCTTTATTTGCCGAAGGACTATTAAGACTTATTGGAGTTATTCCACCCCTACTACCATGGCTCAAAATTACACTCCCATAATATTTTTAGTTCCTTGGGTTATACTTATTGGTATAGCTCTATCAATGATCGTACAAGGTTGGATGATTATGAATGCTCAAAATGGGTATACGAAAAGTCCAAAAGTTAAACACCCAGAGATGAATGATGTTAAACCAGGAGACCCTTTACTTGTGATTAGATTTACAGAAGAGGATGAAGAACAACTGCAACGCAGAGTTCTACAACAAAGGATGGAAGAACTATTTGAAGAACCATCTACTTATGAAGACGAGGACGATGAATAGTACAGCTTTTTCTTTTTTTGTAATATTCGGTATTATTGGATTATTTATTTACTGGGGGTTGAATAATGCTTACCCCAGTTAAGCAGAGATATAACTTTGCAATGACATGTTTTGTTAGAACATATGGAAGAAGTTCTTTGAATGACAACCACATCAAAGAATTTTGTATGCATTGGGCACAAACTGATGTAGATCCCCCATTAGATAATACTGTTGATCATTACTTTCATTGTGAATATAAAAACTGGAGAGAGAAATGATTTTTCATGTTGTAGAAACACTAGCTAATAATCCTATTTGGTTGGGACTTTGTGGAATGGGGTTGACAATAATTCCTATCATCGGTATAATGGCTGTACATAATAAAAAATAACGGGGTGTAGCTCAGTTTGGTAGAGCACTCGCTTTGGGAGCGAGGGGCCGTAGGTTCAAATCCTATCATCCCGATTGGAATTAAATTTCCAAATTATCTAAATAAAATAAAATAAGTTGATAGATGATAATAACTATATACTCTAAAGAAGGTTGCCCTTTTTGCGAGAAAGTTCTTAACATAGTAGAACTTGCAGAATTCAAGTTTGTTGAATATAAATTAAATAAAGATTTTACAAAAGAACAATTTTATTCTGAGTTTGGAGAAGAAGCAACATTTCCTAGAGTTTTGGTTAATGAAACTTTAATAGGTGGTTGTACCGAAACAATACAATACTTAAAAGATGCTGGATGCTTTGTAGATAAAGAGTGCTTATAATGGAAGAAGTAACTGAAATCACAGAACTAGAACTAGAAAAAAACTTTGATGATATCATCGAGCGTGTTGAATCTGGTGAAACATTCATCATTCGCAGGGAGGATGGATCAGCAGTTGCTATGGTCCCAGCATCTATGGTAGAAGAGGCAGGCGTAGATTTGTCATCTTTCACAGAGAAATCTCTTGACAATGACGATGAAGTGTGGGATAATTACTTTGATCACGAAGAAGGTTCTTAATGACCAAACCTACTGTTGTTCTTGAAAGGTTTCCTTATCGCTATGTTACTTGTGGAAAACTAGAAATCAACGGCAAACCCGATTGCCGTATTCAAAAGTTCAACGAATGGACTAAACGTTACAGCGATATGTATTATTGCGATAACGAGCTTCAACTTCATACTGCGGTTGAAGATTTTGAATATACTAAATGGTTAGACCCCGACCCTGAAGTGGGTGCTTATCGACACTGGAGTTAATTATGTCTATTAAATCACACATTGAAAATGCAGAACAAGCAATTCGTCAAGCAATTGTTACTGCTCTAAATGAAAAACAAGATTCTAATCTTACAGAACTTTTTGAATTGCTACAAAAAACTAAAAATGTTCTTAACAACTATCCTGTATCATTTAATTATGATTATTGGAAAAATCAATACACAGGACCAAGTAAGTTTACTTTAAATTCTAATATTGATTTGAATACTGGTGAAGTAAAATCTGGATATAGTGATTACATTACTTTCCCATCTGCTAATTCTCCTGATAGAATTAGTCTCGGACTTGACTGAAAAGAGTGCCCTGGTGGAGTCAAATGACCCATTGCCTCGGGATGGCATAAAAAGCGCCCTGGTCGGGACCCCCCTACTACACACACAAACACACAAGGAGTAAAATTATGACACCTTACGAACTTAGATTCAACATTTTTCAGGAAGCAGAAGCACTAGCAGATCGTCAGTATCAATCTGAATATGCTGCTGTTACGATGTGGAATGAA